GCCCCAGAATCAGCTAATCATATGCTGGTGTCACTCAATGGAATTTTACAAAAACCAGGATCATCCTTTACAATCTCAGGTAGCACTATGACCTTCGCCTCGAATCTGGCGACAGGGGACGTGATTGACTTCGTTCAAATATTGGGTAACGTGCTCGACATCGGCCAGCCGTCTGACGATACTGTGACTGCTGCTAAATTAGCAACTACATCAATCACAGGACAGACTGCAGAAACTTCTGCTGCAGATGCTGATACTATTTTAATTCATGATAATTCTGCTAGTGCATTAAGAAAAATGACTAGATCTAATTTTTTATCTGGTGTTGGTGGAGCTAACACTCCAAATTTCAAAACTAGTAACAGTGGTAATACCTCTTGTGCTAACAATACATTTACTAAATTAAGTATTGACACTGAGGCTTTTGATAGCGATAGTGCATTTGCTTCTGATAAATTTACAGTTCCATCAGGTAAAGGTGGAAAATATATTTTTGTTGTAGCAGTTTATATGCCAGTTAATACAGGAAGTGCAGATTATGCACAAGTATTGTTATATAAAAATGGATCTAACGTATCATCAACTGCTCATACTCATTCAGATTCTAACATTCACAATCATGTTAGTATTAACAATGTAAGTGCTGGTGATTATTTTGAAGTTTATTTTAGACAGTCTACAGGAGGCAGTCAAAATGCTCAAGTTTACGAATTTAGTGGATTTAGATTAATAGAATAGGATAAATTATGGCATCACTTTTTACAAAAACAAAACTTTATATAGAAGCTAATTCTAGCACATGGGATAATACAAAAGTATCTTTACAAAATGATGGCTCTGGAGATTACATTAAAACTTGGACTTATAGTTTTGATAAACCTACAGACTCTCAATTAGCATCATACGAAACAGCAGGTAACACTACTGAAACAAATGATGGTATAGATGCAACTAGAAGATCTCAGTATGGAACATGGCAAGACCAAATGGAAATGATCTACAAGGATCAAAAGAACGGCACATCAACATTTAAAGATCATTGTGATAAAGTAAGATCAGACAACCCTAAAGGATAATAGATGTCAATCAATGTATGCAATGACAGATCCATGGCATCCATTACCAGTCTCCCTTCAGGGGTCTCTGGTAGTAGCTTAGTATTGATATCTGAGCAGACTGCAAGTTCTAGTTCTACAATATCTTTTACTTCAGGGATAGATTCTACTTACAAAGAATATATTTTTAAATTTATAAACATACACCCAGCTACAGATGGTGCAAATTTAACTTTTCAAGGATCAACTAATAGTGGTTCAAGTTATGGAACAACAATAACATCAACTGCTTTTCTTGCACAACATGCTGAATCTGATAGTGATGCAGAATTAATTTACAATGGTACTCAAGATTTAGCACAATCTACTTCATTTCAAAGTTTAATTACTCAAATAGGAAATGTTTCAGATGAAAGTGGTAGTGGTTTTTTTCATTTGTTTAATCCATCATCTACTACTTTTGTAAAACATTTTTTAATAACAACTTCAGGTTATCAAGCAGATAATTATATTCAAAACAGATATTATGGTGGTTATTTTAATACTACATCAGCAATAGATGCTATTCAGTTTAAAATGTCATCTGGTAACATAGACGCTGGTACTATAAAATTATATGGAGTTGTGTAATGTCAATTGTAACTTATAATAATAGAAGCATTGCAAATATCTCAGCTATACCTGGGGCAGCTAAATCATTAACACATATTAAAACTGTTACAGCATCTGGAGATTCAACTATTAGTTTTGTAGATGGTAGCAGTGACGTAGTGTTAGATTCTACATACCCTATTTATTTATTAAAATATATAAACGTTCATCCAGCAAGTGATAGTCAACATCTTAATGTAAATTTTAGAGATGGAGGATCATCTTACGATGCAACAAAAACCACTTCATATTTTGAAGCTGAACACGGAGAAGATGGATCTGGAGCGGCAGTAAATTATGTAACAGCTAGTGATCTTGCACAGGGAACAGGAGTTCAAAAAGTTGCTCCTAATGTTGGGGGAGATGCAGATCAATCTTGTTCTGGTGAACTTTTTCTTTTTAATCCATCTTCAACCACTTTTGTTAAACACTTTATAATAAGAACAAATACCGTAAGATCAGACAATATAACTTTTGATACTCACGTTGCTGGGTATTGTAATGTAACAGCAGCAATTGATGCTGTACAATTTTCTTTTGGTTCTGGTAATATAGACGCTGGAACATTTAAACTCTACGGACTAAAGGATTCATAATGAGCATAGTTACACTTAATGACAGAGGAGTTAGATCGGTTACAACCTTTGGGTCAGTTAGTGGTGGATCTATGGTGTTTATTAAAAAGCTAACTGCTAGTTCTAGTAGTACGTTAAGTTTTGTTGATGGTAGTTCTGATGTAGTTTTAGATTCTACTTATAAAGAATATTTATTTACTTTTAATAATATACATCCATCTGTAAATGGAGCAAAATTTTCTTTTCAAGGAAACGCTGCTGGTGGATCAGGATATAACGAAACTATTACAAGTACATCTTTTAGAACTTATCATAATGAAGGAGATAGTGATACTACATTAGGTTACACTACCTCTGGAGATCAAGCTCAAGGATCAGCTTTTCAAATATTTTCAGAAACATATATTGGTAGTGATAACGACCAATGTGGAGCTGGATTTTTAAGATTATTAAATCCGTCATCAACTGTGTTCGTTAAGCATTTTATAGGAACTTTTCAAGTTTATGATCCAGATGATTATTCTTCTACTGGATTTTTTGCTGGATATTTTAATACGACTTCAGCTATAGATGAAATACAATTTAAAATGCACTCAGGCAACATAGACGCTGGAGATATTTGCTTATACGGAATTTTATAATAAAAGGAGAAAAAAACAATGCCAAGATATCATAATATAAATGGTAACAGAGTACAGTTCACAGCTGAAGAAGAAGCTGCGAGAGATGCTGAAGAGCAAGCGTGGGCAGATGCTGCCCCTGCTAGAGCTTTAGCTGACCTTAGAGCTAAAAGAAATAGACTTCTTGCTGAAACTGATTACCTAGCTTTGTCTGATAATACTTTATCAGATGATATGAAAACATACAGACAAAATCTTAGAGATTTGCCTGCAGGTAAAGACACTGTTGCTAAATGTGAAAACGCTACATGGCCAACTAAACCATAATGGCTAAGAAGTTTAAGTCGTTTGAAGAAAGACCAAAACCTAAGAAACGACCACGAGTACACAAAAAATCAAAAAATAAACAGGAGAAGCGTAGCTTCAAAAAATACAATAGACAGGGGAGATAATGGCAACACCAGATGAAGTAAAACTACAAAAGGGTACTGTAGCACCTACTCAACCAGAACAAACAGGTAGTGCTAAAGCCGTAAGTTTGATAGAAAGTTTGGCTGCTGGTACACCTAGTTTACCTAAAGGTACAACTATTAATCCACAGCTACAGCAAGCACAAGCACCAGAATTATTAGGACAACCAGGGCAAGCCCCTGTTACTGTAACAGGACAAACACCAGGTACAGGTTTAGCAGCGGCTGTACCCACAACTGCCGCAGCACCAACTATAGCTGCACCAGGTGCATTAACGGCTGCAACAACTACTGCACCAACTGCACAAACTGCAGCACAAATGACAGCTGCAACTGTTGGTTCAAATATTCCTACAGTAACTGCTGCACAGGGAACTGTAAGTCAACCTATGCAAGCTGCACAGGGCACTATTACAGCTGATGCTACAGTTAAAGGTCAATTAGAAAGTTTACAAACTGAAGTACAAACAGCATTGTCTTCTGGTAATCCCCTACCAGTATGGGCTAGAGGTGCTGCAAAAGCAACCGAAGCCGCAATGGCTAATAGAGGTTTAAGTGCAAGTTCAATGGCTGCTGAAGCATTGGCTGAAGGTATTATGCAATCTGCTATACCTATAGCTGCACAAGATGCTGC